CTTCAATCTTTTTTAATCCCTAAGGATTAGCTACCAAGGATACCGTCAACCTTGAAGATGCGGTAGTACTGGTTAGCACGATCGGTACCAGTGTCGTTACCAGCAGATGCACCAACGAATGGGTTAGCAACCATGCCGTAACGAGTCTTGAAGCCGATTTTTGGCTGGAAGCTGTTCTCACCAACTGCACGAACCATAGTTAATGGAACATATGGGCAGTAGAACAAGCCAGCGTCGTACGCCGAAGTACCTTTGTAGCCGATGTTAACGTAGTTAACAGTTGCATAAGGATCGATGTAGACTTTGATGCCACCAGAGATAGTACCAGCAAAAGTAGTACCAGTGTCATCAACAGAAAGACCTGCGTTGCCAGAAAGTGCTGGAGTGTAGTCCAACATGCCAGTTGCAGCAAGTGCAGCAGCTACGTCAGAAGATACCAACATGAAGTTACCTTTACCGCGACGTGTTTCACGAGCGATAACGTTAGCTTCACGCATGATCTGAACCAACATGCCTTTGTACTTCTCTGCAGACCAACGGCCGTCAGCATCAGCGTCAAGGTCGAAAGTACCAGCAGTAGTCAAATCAGACTGCTGTGCGCCCAACTTAGCTTTCAAGTTGATAGTACGAACAACTTCACGGTTGATTTCAGCAAGGATTTCAGCCGACAAGATGTTGGCCAATTCTGATTCAGCATCCAAGCCGTGAACAGCTTTAAGATCCTGTGCCAGTTCCATTGTGTATTCTGCTTTCAGCGCGCGGCTCTTAGCAGTTACAGTTGCTTTCTCGATTGAGAACGCCATTTCGCCGAAATCAGCGCCAACGCCGTCACCCAATGCTTCTGCAGCTGCAGTAGTCATACCAGTACCTGGTGCGTAATCTGCAACAGAGTCAGCGTCAGCTGAGTCGCCAGCGAATGGATCCGAAGAAGCAGTAGCTGAACCAGAAGCAAGACCTGAGAAAGAAGTATCTGCTTCGTTGAACAGTGCTTCAGTACCAGACTGTGAGCTGTAGCGTGACTTCATAGCGAAGATCAGGCCAGTAGGACCAGACATTGGCTGAACGCCAGCGATGTCGTATGCAATCAGGTTAGGCATAGCACGACGAACGAGAGAGATCAAAATAGGATCCCAGTTGTCGATACCAGCGCCAGTTGCGTTAGTAGGAGCAGCTTCGTTCAGCTGGAAGTTCTGGTGGCCACGCTCTTCAGCAAGTGCCTTTTCGGTGTTTTCCAGAACAGCAGCTGTAACTGCTTTACGGTGTGCATCTTTAAATGCAGGAGCTTCAGAGGCTTCCAGTACTGGTGCCCATTTCTCCATAAGAGTGTCAGACTTGAACATTTTATTTGTTCTCCTAATAGGTTTTATTTTTGTGAAAGTGCTTTGAGGTAAGCCGCCATACGTGGTGAAACAGAAGTTTCTTCAGTTTCAACCGCAGTATCTTCAGCGATTACTTCAGCTTTAGCTTCTTTGAAGTAAGATTCTTTGATGGTTGCAACCTTAGCAGTAAAGGTTTCAGCATCGCCGAAATCTACATCTTCAACCAGCGACTTAAGCTTTTCAGCTTGTGCCTCTGAAAGACCAACAGATGATTCACGAATGATTGCATCACGAGTCAGACCATTTACTGATTCTTTTAATGCAACATTGTCTTCGATCTTCTCATTCAGTGACTCTTCAAGTTCTTCAACTTTCTGAGACAGTTCATCAACAAGGTCAACCTTGCTTTCAGGAACCTGAATGTAGTTTTCTACGAACACACCGTGAAGTGCAGACATAAAGTTCTCAGCGATTTCGGTACGAAGACCGGATTCGATTGCAACTTTATTATCTTCCATCCACTGCTCTACAACGTAGTTGAGGTAGCCATCAACTTTCTCAACGAGATCGTTTTGGATACGGCTTGTTTCTTCTGCCAATTCCTCAGCATACTGCTCTTCCAAACGCTCGACGTGCTCGCCAAGTTTTGATTTAAGAGCTGCTTCGAAAATAACAGATGCCTTATCCTTAAAGCCTTCTGAAAGAGTAGCTTCAGAATCAACAAGTGCAGTCAGATCTTCATCGAAGTTCTGCTCAACAATTGCTTCCTCTTCACCTTCGACTGATTCGGCACACATTGCTTCGTATGCTTTCATCATTTCGTTCTTTTTCATTTTGGCCATTTTATTATATGCTGCTTGAAGCATACCGGCTTTAGTCTTAGGTGCCGCTACTTGAGCAGGAGCAGATTTCTTAATCTCCTTACCTACTTCATCTGCAGCAGCTTGACCGTCAACTTCGGCTTTCGCTTCTTCCAGTTCCTCGCCAGAAACTTCAACTGAATCTTCAACGAGTTCATCCTGGAGTTCGTCCACAGCAATGTCTTTGATTTCTTCAGACATGTGTTTCTCCTAATGAGTTAAAGTTTTGAGAGGAAATCTTTAAAGGCTTTCATTTGAATATCTGGGTTACCAGACTTCACTGCCTCTTTGATCTCAGTCTCGAACTGTTCAATTTCTTGTGCCTTTAGGATACCATTATCCCAAATCCATTCTACTCCTTCCATAATTCCGTTCACGAAAGCTTCGGGAGCGGAAGGATCTTGGACGATGTCTACTGTTGCCAACTGAAAATCTTTGTTGACAAAATTTACTCCGCCTTTTTGCACAAGACTACCCATACCACGACTAGAGACACCGAGCTGAACACCACCTTCCATCAGACCTTTTACGATCTGACCCATAGGAGTATCCAGGATCTGTGCCTTACCCACAACATTATTTCCCTCCCAACGGAGTTCCGTAATCTTGTGAGATACTTTATCCAAGTTAATGGTAGGACCATCTGGGTGATTCAGTTCACCCACAGCTCTACCCTTGGAAATCTGTTCGGTCACATATTTATCTACAGCTGATTCCATAACAGCTTTTGGATAAACACGACCATTTCTATTCTTGGACTCAGCCTGCATGAAGATACCTTCAATGACGTACTGCTTCTTACCATCTTTCTCTTCGGTAAGATAGTTTAAATCATTTTCAACGTATTCTGTAATTAACTTCATGTTTGAGCGTCCCAATAAGATTTGCTAATTTCACCAGCTGTACCTACTGTAGTACCAATAATTCTACATTTAGTATACACCTGACTTCCATCAGAATTAGTACGAATACCAGCAGTCTGTTTTAACCATAGGTCTCTATACGGACTACCGACACCCGGATCAGCCGGAGCATTATCATATTCCCAATAACTGTTGTTAGGAATAGTAACCCAAGCCATTTATTTCTCCATTAGTTTGGTAAAGTCATTGATTGCTTTTTCAGCATCCTTCGCAGACTTAAAGGTATCTAATTTATCGCCGTCTATATATGCGACAAAAGAGCTGCCTTTTTTAGCTACTACTGCGTCGTACTTTCCTTTACCAACCTTTAATTTCTTTACTTGCTTCTCGCCCGATGGAAGTTTAAAAGCTTCATCAAGACTCTTCAGATTCCGAATCTGCAAAAACGTCTTCATTCTCTTCAACTTCCTCTTCGGACTCAAAGTCCATTTCTATTTGTTCTTCTTCGCCAGACATCATAGCCTGACCAAGTTGTACTTTACGGTCGTCCATAGCAGAATTAATTTTATCTGCCATTAGACTACTAAACACATCGCTGGCTTCTACGTTGTTGCCTAAATTCAATGCGTTAATTAAATCTTTTGTTTCCATAATATTACAGTCCTCATTTAATAATATTTATACAAATTTAAATTTCATC